ACCCGTAAAAGATGAGTTAGGAAACTATTTTCTAATGAAACATACGAGTTCGGGAAACTTTGGGGAAAAGTTATACGTCCACTTAGCCGATACACCATATTATGCCGACGGACCAAAAGTCGAACCTATAGCGCACAAGGACATGTTGTTTACACGTCTGGAAGATTTGGGGTTTACTTTAACATTATGGGAAGATCTTAAAGGGAACCCGGTTTCGGATTTGTATAGTAAATTTAGGTTTGTATATAAGAAATGATTTTCATGTCATGAAAGATTCCCCGCACCCACACGTCATTTTTGCGTTTGGATTTTCGAATATAAATTCGGATCGAATAGTATTACACGTGTAATTCATTTTTGTTCCTACAATAGATAATAACGCCTTTGAATCTATGATAACTTTTACGTTATCTTTTTCAACTATATCATCGTATTTTCCTATATCTTTTTCGTCTGCGTAGTTCATAGTATATGTCTTACCGTTACACCCACGTTTTCTAATACCAATCTTAAGGTAGGTTTTCGAATTCGTTTCTAATAGTTCTCGAATACGCGGTACGGCAGAATCCGTGATTTCAAGAATTGGTATTTTTGTAAAAAACCGAACAAGTTTACGCATATCTCTACTTTTTATTATTCAAGTTTTTTAATTTTTTTAAATTTTCCATTTTCGTTTCATAAAGTAGTCTACCTTCTTCACTTAATTCATCCATTTCCTTTTGTATCGATTGTAATGAATTCATTAAAGTTGCCTCTTTAGAACGAAGTTTTTTCATGGTTTTTGTCATCGCACTCTCCCTGGATCTAATTTTATTTACTCGGTTTCGTAATACTTTTTTATTATCAGGCATCGTTAGTTTATATTTATTATAAATATTTTTATTATTTTTTATCAGTTTTAATATATTCGTCAGCCTTTTTGGGTTGATGGCATATTACGTCACCACAATGGTCGCGGTTCTGATAGACAGAGTTTATGGACGTGAGTAGTTCACTACACGATTTCATTTTTTATATATGTTTATGATAAGATGATATTAGCTTTACTCCTCATTATCATAAACGTGATTATACTCATGAATATACAGGAACCTGAGAAATTATCTGAAGTTCGTGAAAAATACAGGACACTCAGGGAACACCTTAAGGAGACTAATAATCAGGAATTCAAAATGTTATGTAAAGAAATTCCAATTACCGCACATAGGCGTATGAATGGGTCTATAGGGTACAATGTTAGTAAGGGTAGTGATATAGGTTTGTGTATAGATGGTGAACCTAATGAAATATTCCATGTTTTAATACACGAACTCGCACACTGTACTGTAGACGAGTATTCACACAGTAAAGACTTCTGGAAAAAATTTGAGGAACTTAGAACAATGTGCGTTTCTTTAGGGATATACAGGGAAATACCACAAAGAACTGAATTTTGTGGTAAGCACATCCAGGATAAATAATGTTTGGTATTAATAAATGCAATCGTTCGGCGATTTAATGAAAGCGTATTTGTTACTGAATACTTTACTCGCATCTTCGAGTGCGCCCCTACTTTTAAACAATAAATGGTTAAACATGTTTATAATCATGGTCGTTACACCATTAGTCATCACTATATTACCACGTGGTGGTAATTTAATTGGTCGTTTAGCTATAGATGCACCATTTTTAATGATGTCAACTTTACTAGGTATGGGTATGGTTGCAGGTGTTTCTCAAATAAACAAAAGGTTTGAAAAGGATTTTAAAGATTATGGTAAAACTACGAAGAGTACTAGTACTGTTTTAGGACTTCGCGCAGTTGGTTTACTGTTCGGATTTCTCGTTTCCTATTTCATTTTTGGAAAGAGAATGTATAAACATTATAATGCTATTTAAGTGTATTTTCTTGCAAGGTAAAAGGCGACCGCCGCGACCATACCGGTCGACGCTAAGCCAATTGCACTTCTATTTCCCTGCTCGTTCAAAAACGATGGGACGAAGTTCGCAAGTTTTTCTTGAACTGGTTTACTAATTGCCGCCGCAGCACACACAGCTACAATGAGTGCTTGGAACTGGTCATCAGTAAGGTTGAATGGATTTTTAGATTCAGATTTTTTTTCAGTCGTTTGTTGTCCTACTGGTTGTTGTTGTTGTGCCATCATCATTGGACCTTGCATATGCATTTGTGCCATTCTTGGATCGGCGCCCATCATTGGTGGTTCGAGTGGTTCCTCGGCTTGGCCCATAATATCGGAAATTGAAGTAGAGTCCATTGTCTGTTTATTTTCACTCACATTTTTTTCGGGGGGAATATTCGGCACGAACGATGTCCCTTGATTATTATTTAGGGAAACCATATCATCACCATTATCTGAAAGATTCATCGTTCTAACGTCTGTTGCCATTTATATGTACATAGTTTTTTGGTTTTAAATGATTACGCATTATTACCCTGAAGAGTGTAGTTTGGATATAAACACCCGAATGTTTTTATGATTCTGGGTAAATCATTTAATTTATCGTAATCACACATATCATTATCTAAATAAATGGTTTTTGTAGTATGACATATATCAATCATAACACGGTACCCATCATCACTACCATCTGGTGTATCCATAGTAAGTTCATTATAAGCTGGATATACGACAGTTATATTTTTGGTAGGTAGGTTTAAAGTTGTATACATTCGTTTAGCAATTGATCTTATCATTTCCTTTTCGTAACTTTAAATGGTGTATTCCTTTTAACTATATTTGGGTCTCCTACTTTCATGTTACCGTGTTTCGGGTTAAACATCTTTTTATGTGTTTGCCAGTACTCTGGTGCACCTACCCTGAAGTTTTTACGAAGTGTTGCTTTATACCAAAAGACACAATCTTCTATTTTATTACTTTTAGAAGTATTATCCAATACCAAACATTCGTAATTTTCCGTACACGAATCCATAACTTTATTAAACATCTCAAATGATGGAAAAATACCAAAAAAGTTTTTAAACAGTTTTTCTCTGTTTTGAATAATATTTTCACGTAAAATGAAAATGTAATCAATATTTGCCCTGAGTGCAGGTGGTAGATCCATGCAGTACTGCATAGTTAACATGAAAAATATCTTCCAATGACGACCATTCATAAAAACTTGTCTGATACACTTATCTTTCATAAACTTCGAATCATACATACAGTCATCTAAAAGAAGAAACGCCCCGCAATTTTTTTTACCACCCCCTACTAATTTTCTTTGTCTTTCAAGTACACGTTCAATAGCTTCTCTATCGTAATCACCATATATGAATAAATCTGGTATATACTGCTGATAATAATGATTACCTTCTTCCGTTGCTGATAAAACTATACCCGCTGGTAAATGTTTTTTATGATATAGAATATCAGTAACAAGGGTAGATTTACCCGTATTACGTTTACCTATAAAAACACAGACTTTGTCATCTGCCATTCTTTCAGGTTTAAATTTTCTCAACTGAAGATTCATCTATAATATCGTGTCGTTTTATTTCATAAAATTTTACTCACGTAAAGTAAGAATGGCTGGTCGATTAAACCTTGCTATCACGGGTATCCAGGACCAATGGCTTACTGGGGAACCCGAGTTTTCGTATTTCCTGATGAATTTTAAGAGACATACTAAATTTTCAATTGAAGCTATAGAAACACCTTTTGATGGTGAGATTGATTACGACGCGGTAGTGGAATCCCGTATTCCAAAAAATAAAGGGGATCTTATTCGAAGTACAATGCTTAAATTTACTTTACCTAAACCAACGACACCTGATAAATCATTTAATGTAACGTTTCAATCGACTGGTTCGGGAAATAAATACTTTATAGATGGTGTCCAACAGGCAACATTGACTTTATACGAAGGTACGACATATACCTTCAACAATGCAAGTCATCCATCACACCCGTTTAGGTTTTCTACAACGGCTTCACCCAGTTATTCTGATTACACGGATGGTGTTACCGATCCGAGTACATCTACTGTTACATTTGTCGTACCAAGAAACGCACCATCAACTTTATACTATTACTGTTCTGCGCACAACGGTATGGGTGGTCAAATAAACGTGAAAACGCTTCGGTACCGTGAATCTATAGGTGCACAATTAATAGAATACGCTGATCTCGTTATTGGTGGTCAAACCATAGAGAGAATAACGGGTGATTATATTTACATGTATGACCAAATACACAGTAATAAAGATGATATTGATCAAACCCTCTATTTCTTAACGGGACACGGTAATTATATAGACGTGACGTACGATTGGGATTATAGTTTATTTTTACCCTTTTATTTCTTTAGAAACCCGAGTTTAGCTATACCCGTATGTGCTTTAACAAAACAACTCGTCGAAGTACGTATAAAGTTTAAAAAACTCACAGACGTCACATTATCATACACGAGAACAGGTGGTGGTGTATCTGATCCACCGTCGAGTGTTTTGTCTTCGATTAAAAATGTTTCACTTGTAACGGATTTCTTTTTTATTACTGAAGATGAAAAGAATTTCTTACTTACACGCCCCATAGAATACGTTATAACTCAACTCCAATTGTCTCAATTCAAGTTTAAAGCGGGTGAATCTAAAAAATCTGGTATGCTTAATTTTAAAAACCCGGTCAAGGAAATGTTTTTTATGGCTATTAGTGACGACGTATACAAATACGAACCAATAAAACAAGTTACAATGAAGTTTAATAATACCACAATCATAGACGCCGATAATTTAATGTTAAGTTATGAACAACCATTAAAGTATTATACAGGAGTAACGGGTAATAACTTTGGTGTCTATAGTTTCTCGTTGAAACCAGAAATATATTACCCAACTGGTCAAGTCAATATGAGTAGAATAGCACACAATTTGATAGATATTGAACTTGATTCACCAGACGCGAGTTTCGAACACAAAGTTTACGTATACGCTGTAAACTATAACGTTTTACGTATAAGCAGCGGTCTTGGGGGTTTAAAATTTTAGTCAGTTATACTAGTAATGGCTGGTCGTGTTCAATTAGAAACATCTGGTCCACAGGACGCTTTTTTTACAGACGAC